CAGGATAACCCTGCCGATTCTATTTCTTACACTATCCCACAACAGGTATCCCCAGCTGGTGGATACGCTATCGGGTCCTTACAGGACTACCTTGGTTTACCGACTGTGGGTCAAGTTACCAATGGTGCTACGGTTTCACATTCGGCGTTACCTACTCGCGCCTACAATCTGATTTATAATCAGTGGTTTAGAGACGAGAATTTACAGAATTCTGTTACTGTCGATAAGGGTGATGGTCCTGATACTTCACCTGCTACTAATTACACTATTTTGCGACGCGGTAAGCGTCATGATTATTTCACTTCTGCTTTGCCTTGGCCTCAAAAGGGTGGTACTGCTGTTACTTTGCCTTTAGGTACTTCTGCTCCTGTTAAAGGTCTTACCGTTGTTGGTGCTAATCAGTCTTATGGTGCCCCTTCTTATGATTCAACAGGTTCTACTGTTGCTGCTGGTACTTATGTTTGGGGTGGTGCTTCTGCTTTTATTCTTGATAAAGTAAATAGTTCTGGAACTGCTGGTGCTTCGGGTCATTTTCCGAATGTCTATGCTGATCTTTCACAAGCAACTGCAGCTACTATTAATCAGCTTCGTCAATCTTTTCAGATTCAAAAGTTGCTTGAGCGTGATGCTCGAGGTGGTACTCGTTATACCGAGATTTTGCGTTCTCATTTTGGCGTTACTTCGCCTGATGCCCGATTGCAGCGTCCTGAGTATTTAGGTGGTGGTTCTACTTTAATTAATATTTCTCCTATTGCTCAGACTACTGGAACTGGTATTTCTGGCCAGACTACACCTCAAGGTAATTTGGCTGCTATGGGCGTTTATCATGCACACAATCATGGTTTTACCCAGTCGTTTGTTGAGCATGGTTATGTTATTGGCGTTATCGCTGTTCGTGCTGATTTGACTTATCAGCAAGGTTTACGGCGCCATTGGAGCCGTTCTACTCGCTATGATTATTATTTTCCTGCGTTTGCTATGCTTGGTGAACAAGCTATTCTTAACAAGGAAATTTATGTTACTGGTGGTTCTTCTGATGCTAATGTTTTCGGTTATCAGGAGCGTTGGGCGGAATACCGCTATAACCCTTCTGAGATTACCGGTTTGTTTCGTTCTACTGCTGCGGGCACTATTGATCCGTGGCATTATGCGCAACGTTTTACTTCGCTTCCTACTCTGAATTCGACTTTTATTCAGGATACTCCGCCTCTTGCTCGTAATTTGGCGGTTGGTTCTGCTGCTAATGGTCAGCAGTTTTTGCTTGATGCGTTTTTTAATATTAACGCTGCTCGTCCTCTTCCTATGTACTCTGTACCTGGGCTTATCGATCATTTTTAAGCCTCTATCATTCCCTTCGGGGAATGATTGAGGGAAAGGTTTTTATGTTTGATTTTTTGAAGGATACTGTTTCTAAGGTTGGTGATCTTTTTACGCCTGCTATTCAATCTGCTGCTGCTACTGTTGGTGGTTTTCTTGGTCAACAGAATACTAATGCTCAGAATATGCAGATTGCTCGTGAAAACACCGCTTTTCAGGAGCGTATGAGTAATACCGCTTATCAAAGGCAAGTTAAGGATATGGAGGCTGCTGGCCTCAATCCTATGCTTGCTTATTTGAAGGGCGGTGGTGCGTCCACTCCTACAGGTTCTATAACGCAAGTTCAGAACCCGTATGCTGCCGGTGCTACTACCGGTTATCAGTCTGCTCAAACTTCACTTGCTCATAAGCAAGTTCCTAAGGTTGGCGCTGAGACTGAGAATATTGATGCTGATACTATTAAGAAACGTGCTGAAACGCTGTTAACCCTTGCTAATAAGGAATTGTCTTTTGCTTCTGCTGATGAGAAGCGTGCCCATATTAGTTTTATGGAAACGCAATCTAAGAAGATTGCTGAAGAGACTAAGAATATTCCTATTGAGGGTGAGCGTTTGGTTGCTGTTATTAAACAGCTTCACGCTTCTGTTGGTTTGATTGATAAGCAGACTATTTCTGAAGAGCAGCGTGCTCAGCAGATTTATGCTTTAGCATTGAAGACTCTTAATGAGTCTGATTTGGTGGCTGCTGATTTGAAAGCTATTCAGCAAGCTGATAATTTGGGTAAGGAGTTCGGACAGTACAAGCCTTTGGTTGATACTGTTATGAACATTTTTCGTATGTTGCGACGTTAAGGAGTTTTTATGTTATTTGCCTCTGCTTATGATGATTTTGATTCTCGCTCTGTCGAGTTTGGTTTGAAGTGTTTAGATGATTCTTTGACTCAGCAGCAATTTCGCGATGAGTCTGATATCAACACTATTGTTGATCGTTTTATGAAGACTGGTCATTTACCTGATCCAGTTTCTATGCCCCAGTATGTTGATTACGAGGGCGTTTTTGATTTTCAGTCTGCTATGAACGTAGTTCGTCAGGCTGATGAGAACTTTATGCGTATGGACGCAAAAGTACGTGCAAGATTTCACAATTCTCCTCAGGAATTTTTGGAATTTTTTGCTAATCCTGATAATCAGGATGAGGCGGTTCGCCTTGGTTTGGCTATTGCCAGACCCAAGGAGAGTCCTCCTGTTGATGCAGCTCCCGCTGCTTAATCGTTGATAGGCACAGTTCGCTACTTGATGTAACTGTGCCTATTGACACCTTTTTGTTTTTCTGTTCTACTGGAGTAACTATGAAGCCTTTGCACCGTCACAATGCCAATAAGCGCTCAAGCGCTTCTTCTTTTAAACGCAACATATCAACGACTAAGTTGATTAATATCACTGCCGGCCCAATGCGCGGTGGTATTCGCCTGTAAGGCTCTGGTGTGCACATCTCTATGGTCACATCCCACCCATGGTCCTACGAAGTGTGGTCAGTGTATAGAGTGCCGTTTGGCTTATTCGAGAGAATGGGCTATTCGTATAACTCACGAGCAACAGATGCACAAGGTGTCTTGTATGCTGAACCTCACGTATAACGATGATTGGCTACCTGAAC